GGTTTCGCTGATGGCTCTGGTTCCTGCTCGGTTTATGTAACCAATGAGGATTCAGCGCTGTCGAACCGCATGATGGAAGATGTACTGCAGCGCGAACAGGTTGGTTGCGGCTTCAAGTTGTACACCGACAAGCAAGCTACTGAGGTGCTGAGCCGTTCGATCAGCATGGATGCCGTAGTGCTTAGCGCTAGCCGTAACATCAACCCTGACGATCCGCAGATGGTTGACATCAGCTTCCGCCCAGCTGGTAATGTCACCTTTGACCTGCGTTCGAGCAGCTGATAAGCTGTAGCGGGGTTGAGGCCCTGGTGTGGTGTGATCCCCGGCTGTGGTGGCCGGGGATTTTTTTGTTGCTAGAGTTATGACACCACGCCACAATGCAATGGCAAGTGTTCTGCAACGCTTGAAAGATGCCGCTAGCTTCAAGCCAACGAAGCGCACGGTGACGCTAACCAATGGTGACCAGCTGGAGTTCTGGTCAACACCGCTGACGATGGCAGAACGCGAAGCAGCGACTGATATGCTCGGCGGTGACACACCAAATGGGTTTGCGCTCAACCTGCTGGTATTGAAGGCAGCTGATGATACCGGCCGGCGGTTATTCCAGGCTGGCGAGATTGCAGAGCTTAAGAATGAGGTGCTTGATGCAGACCTTCAAGCGATGATGCTTGCTGTTATCACGAACCCGGAGGAACCGAAGAAGCTTGACATGAAAAGCAGTCAAGGCAGCGCTAAAGCGTGATAACTTGCTAATGCTGCAGATGGGTGTTGCCAAGGAACTTGGTTACACCCTCGCGCGGTTGCGGCAAGAGATCACGATGGAAGAGCTGATGCTGTGGTCAGCGTGGTTTGAGCTGCAAAGTGATGAGATGAAGAAGCACAAGTAAACTAAAGACAATGGAGGTTGCACCGTGTCTGCTGTTGCTAATGTTGGCATTAACGTTGATGCACGCGGCGCTACGGCACAGCTGCGGCAGCTGCAGACGCAAGCGGGGCAAACGGAACGTGCATTTGGTGGTCTGACGGCTGCCAATAGCGACCTTGTATCATCGCTGGCCAGATTAACCGCATCGTACATTGGACTGCGCACTGCTCAATCAGCATTCCAATCGGGCATTCAGCGCGCGGAATCAGAACGCCGGCTGCAATTTTTAACGCAAGGATATGGCGAACTTGCGCAAGCGCAAGAAGCAGCAGCGCGTGCTGCGCGTACATTTGGCCTTAGCACAACTGACGCTAATCAGCAATTTGCACAGCTTTATGGCAGATTAAGGCCGCTTAATGTAAGCCTTTCGGATATTGAAGCTGCATTTGTTGGCTTTAATACTGCTGCCAAGGCAAGCGGTACATCAGCAGCTGAAACAGCTGGCGCCATGCTGCAGCTTACGCAGGCGCTTGGTTCTGGTGTGCTGCGCGGCCAAGAATTAAACAGCGTGCTAGAACAAGCACCTGGACTTGTCGTTGCATTGACGCGAGAGTTAGGGCAACCAATCAGTCAGATCCGTAAATTAGCGGAAGAAGGCAAGATCACAAGTGATGTAGTGATTCGCGCGTTGAAACGCGCTGGCGCCGATGGCGCTGGACAGCTTGAAGCTGCAATGAATGGCCCAGCGCAAGCGATCAAAAACCTGCAAAATGAGTTTCAAGATTTTCAGGTTGCAGCAACTGAAGACCTTATTCCTGCACTTGTAAAAGCAGTTAAAGGCCTCAGGGAAGTTCTTGTTTCACTTGGGCCAACGATTAAGGGAATTGGTCAAATTGCTGCATCGACACTCGGGACACTATCCGACCTGATCAATGCAGTATCAAAGCCACAGGCGTATGCAGCGAAACAAGCTATTCAAGGCGGCCGGCTGCCAATGTTCGGCCTTGGTGGATATAGCGGCGCAGAGCAATTATTCCTAGGCACTAGCGGTGCCGGTGGCGTCGGACTGTCTGGCCTAAGAGCCGAAGCGCAGCAACTGGTTAAGCACAGAAGGCAGCCAGTTAATCAAATACTACTAGAGCTGATGCAAAATCGGCTCCAAAGAATGGAAGGTAAGGGTGCTGCAGCCGCTGCAGCGCCTGCACCGATCCCATCACTGCTCGGCGGCACTGCTGCAGGTGGCCGCGTAGGTGGTGGCGGCAAGGCTGGCGGTGGTCTCAAATCAGTCGAGGATGCAGTTAAGCGCGGCGTGATTGGTGGCCTTACAGGCGGCGGACAAGGTGATGCAAGCCGCGGCCGTAGCACCGGGCCTCATCTCCACGCGCAGCTGGTAAGTGGCGGCAACCTAGAGCGGTTAGTTGACGCAGCGCTTGATTTTGGCGGTGGCCGTACCGCTAGCAGCTTTGGCCTTGGACGTGGCGCCGCCGCTCATGGCTATCCAGGGCGTGATTACTACACACCGCAAGGCACACGGTTTACGTTGCGGCCTGGTTACAGCGCATCTGACCTCGGCATTCAAGGTGCATTAGGACGTGGTATGCGCATCAAAGGCCCTGGCGGTATCTTCGAGCTTGGGCATCTTGCCGGCGTGCAAATGGGCACGGTATCAGGCAAGGGCGCTGCAGCTGATATGGTCGATGCACAGCAGGCAGCATTGGATGCAATTAACCAATCACTAGCAGCCGGTCAAAAATTAAGCCAAGAGTTCAGCCGTCAGATAGAGCTGCGCACTGCAGCAAGCAAACTAGAACGCGATCTGTTGCAAATTGGTTACGATCAACAGGACCGTCAGCAGCAGATCAATGAATTAACGGATGCCGGGCAGCGCGTTGCATTGACTGGGCTCAACAACCAAATCCAAGGCTTAGCAACGCTTAATGCACAGCTGAATAATATCTACGAACGCGCTGGCTTCACGCCCGGTGCAATGTTTGGTGATGGTGCTGGTGCATTCCGCACTGACATCAACCTAGATCCACTGGCAAAGGCAAGCCCGATCGAGGAATATGCTAAGCGGCTAAAGGACCTGCAAGATCCGATCAACCAAGCAAAGGCCGGCGCTGAAGCAATCGGTGATGCATTTAATGATGCATTCAGCGGTATCATATCCGGCACGCAAACTACACAGGAAGCGCTGTCTAACTTGTTCCGTGGTATTGCCACCTCATTCATGCAGATGGCAACGCAGATGATCACGGAGATGATCAAGCTTTATATTTTCAAGCAGCTGACTGGGTTGCTTGGTGTCAGCGGCGGCGGTGGCGGTATGTTCTCAGGCGCATCAGTATTTAGCTCCGGTGCCGCTAGCTTCAACCCAGCATCATTCGGTGCTGATCTCAATCTGTTCCCCGCTCGTGCAATGGGTGGCCCTGTTACTGCCGGACAGTCTTACTTGGTAGGCGAACGTAAGCCGGAGTTGTTTACACCATCAGTTGGCGGCACCATCAGCAATAAGGTATTATCCGGCACTACGACTGTTACCGTCAACGTTGACGCCAGTGGCACTAGCGTTCAAGGCGATGACCAGCAAGCTAACCAGCTTGGGCGGATCATTGGTGCAGCGGTGCAGGCAGAATTGGTGAAAGCAAAGCGCCGCGGCGGCATCCTGAACCCATAATGGCTACCTTCCCGTCCTACCGGCCGTTGTACCCGGCATCGAAGCGTACAACACCAAAGACACGCCGCGTTGCATTTGGTGATGGCTACGAGCAGCGTCTTACAGTAGGCCTGCATCAGCGGCCTGATACATGGACATTGAAATGGGATTTACTAGATGCTGATGCAAATGTGCTAGAAGCATTCCTGCAGGCACGCGCTGATGATGCCGCATCATTTACATGGACACCGCCAGAGCTTGGCGCTGTAGCTGGGCAATGGGTGTGTGATGGCGACTGGAGTAGAGAGCATCATGAGTTCAACCGCAGCCGTATCGAAGCAACATTCCGCCAGGTATTTGAACCGTGACCGTACCAGTCTCAGACCTACAATCCGCAGCACCTAGCGCGATCATTGAACTGTTCACGCTGGAGCTAAACACCCTACAGCATGGCATCACGCAAACCTATCGGTTTCATGCCGGCAGCAACCTAAACGCTAACGGTGAGTTGGTATGGGCCGGCAACAACTACCTGCGCTTCCCCGTCGAGGCTGATGGCTTCAGTTACTCCGGCAAAGGCAGTCTGCCGCGGCCGACGCTGCGCATCGCCAACCTAAGCGGCACCATCACGGCGCTGCTGTTAAGCCTGCCCAATGGACTGGAG